ATCTGGCGTGGGGCAGGGCTCCTAGGCATACCCCCACCCCCCCTGAGCGCGGGCCGTACCTGCTTCGCACATACATAGTAATACACTCATATAATTACCTTTTTTTCTGGTAGTATGCATGTCACATGTATTTTGTCTCCCCTTTTGTTTTCAGCTTTTGCGTCAGGAGTCCCATACCCCCAAAATTTTTTTCAAATTTTTGACTTCATAGTTGACTTGCTTGTCAAGCGGCGTAATATGCTAAGATCAAAGTGATAACTGCGTACTAAGTAGGCTACTAAGACGAAGTAGTCTAGGTCGTTTCCCTTGAGGGGAACGACACTAGGTATGCAATATCTTAGGAGTCTACTATTAAGTAGCCTACTAAGTATAAGTAGGCAACTAAGACTAAGTAGAGGGCTAAGTTTTAAGTATGGCTATAGAAGATAGAATAGATCCTAGTTTATTGCAGAACATTGATAAGCTACCAGCTAAGGATCAGGAAGAAATCTTACTTCTTCTTGAAGAGTTGGATGATGCTGAAAAGAAGCAAGACGCTAGGGATAGCTTTATAGGATTTGTTAATAAGGTTTGGCCTGCTTTTATTGAGGGTAGGCACCACAAAATAATGGCGGACGCTTTTGATAGGGTTGCCAGTGGAGACCTTAAGAGACTAATAGTTAATATGCCGCCAAGGCATACCAAGTCTGAGTTTGCTTCATTCCTTCTCCCGGCTTGGTTTTTAGGCAACTACCCTGAAAAGAAGATAATTCAAGCGGCTCACGCTGCAGAGCTTAGTGTTGGCTTTGGTCGTAAGGTTAGAAACCTTGTGAACAGTGATGACTATAAGTCTATATTCCAGAACGTGCTGTTGAGGTCTGACTCTAAGGCCGCTGGTCGATGGAGTACAAACAAGGGTGGTGAATATTTTGCCATCGGTGTTGGTGGCGCAGTCACAGGTAAAGGCGCAGACCTTCTTGTGATCGACGACCCTCATAGTGAGCAGGAAGGTCAAAGCTCAGACTCGTCCGTCTTTGATCGCGTCTATGACTGGTACACCTCTGGGCCTCGACAGCGCCTTCAACCCGGAGGCGCTATTGTACTTGTGATGACTCGTTGGCATAAACGGGATTTGACAGGTCAGATTCTCAAATCATCTTTACAAAGAGCAGGCTCAGATGAGTGGGAGCTTATAGAGTTCCCGGCTTTAATGCCTTCTAATGAGCCTTTATGGCCTGAGTTTTGGCCGAAAGAAGAGCTATACGCATTAAAGAATGAGTTACCTGCACCTAAATGGAATGCTCAGTATCAGCAGAATCCAACATCAGAAGAAGGCGCGTTAGTTAAAAGAGAGTGGTGGAAGGTCTGGGAAAAAGATAATCCGCCAATGTGCGAGTTTATTATTCAATCTTGGGACACCGCTTTCCTTAAAACCCAAAGAGCTGACTTTTCTGCTTGCACAACGTGGGGTGTATTTTACCACCCGGATGGATCTGGCATTGAACAGCCAAATATTATTCTTTTAGATGCCCATAAAGAAAGACTGGAGTTTCCAGAGCTTAAAAGAAAAGCTTACGATATGTGGGTTGACTGGCAACCAGATGCGTTTATTGTAGAAGCGAAGGCGGCAGGTACACCGTTAATCTTTGAATTAAGATCTATGGGCATACCTGTTTCTGAATACACCCCCTCTAGAGGTAACGACAAGATTTCTAGGGTAAATGCTGTATCAGATTTATTTGCATCCGGGATTGTTTGGGCACCCGAATTAAGATTTGCAGAGGAAGTGATAGAAGAGTTTGCGGCTTTCCCTGCTGGAGAACACGATGACTTAGTGGATTCCTCAACACAGGCGCTACTAAGATTTAGGCAAGGTGGATTCTTAAAGCTAAATAGCGACGAAGAAGACGAGCCGTTTTATTCCAAGAAGGCTGAGTATTACTAATGGCCTTCTTACAAAGTAACATTCCGTACTTTAAATGCTGGGTTAGAAAAGAATACACGCATAACAGCCAGAAGTATCATGGAGAGTTTTTGCATGCAATGGTTGTGGCTGTTACAACAATGCCAAAAAGATGCTTAAGCTTTCAGGTTATTTTTACTGGCGCTGAAACTTACGATGAGGAAGACCAGCAAAATGTTCATGGCGGGGCCATGTGGGCAAGAATGCCCATCACCGCATTAGTAGGCGACACTCCTTTTGAAGAGTGGCCTAAGGAGTTACCTGTCTGGGCAGCACAGCCTTGGGACTGTATGTCACATACCCATGCAGTTTATCAGATAGAAAGAGCAAGCCCAGCGCCTTGGCTTGCCAAAGTAGACGGAGAGTTTTACCCTGCAAAGTATTATTTTACTGTAGACTATACCGATAACGAAGTAGCGGATGACCCAGCACAGCACAAACAAAGTCATGTGCTAGAGCTGCTTGACGCTGGGGAGTACACAGGAAATATTGTTGCGCTGCCTAATAACAGGGTAAGAGTTACGCATCCAGCTTGGTTTGAGACTGGGGTTGGTGCGCCAGACTTTAGACCTAATCAACGAACCTACAACTCGAAAGATGATGTAGAGTATATTCATGACACAAAGCGAGTTTTTGACAACTTGTACAGTGAGGATTAAATGAAGAAAACTAAAGGTTACATGTCGGGCGGTAAGACCAAAGGCATGTCCAATGGCGGTAAATTAAAAATGACCACCAACAAACAGGGTAAAGAGGTTCCTTTCTTTGCTGCTGATGGCGTTGGAAAAATGAGTGCTGGTCGAAAAGTTCCGGGCACTAAGGGTTATTTTATGGGCGGCAAAACCAAAGGCATGGCTAAAGGTGGTAAGACTGGAGGCAAAACAATGGCTCGTGGTTCTGGTGCAGCAAGACCTCAAGTATTTAGAAAGGATGGCTAATGGCTATTGATAGAAGTTTGCGCTCCAATCCTTTAATAGGGGAAGGACAGGGTCTTGAGATTGAAATAGAAAATCCCGAAGCCGTTTCTATTGAAACAGAAGATGGCGGCGTTATTTTAGATTTTGATCCGGATGCAAGCACACTAGCTTCACTAGGGATGCTTCCTCATGACGCTAACCTAGCTGATGTTGTTGATGAGGCAGAGCTGAATACAATTGCTTCAGATTTAATTGGACAGTTTAAAGCAGACAAAGAAAGCAGGGCTGATTGGGAAAGAGCTTACGTTGATGGTCTTGATCTTCTTGGACTAAAGAACGAGGACAGAACTACGCCTTGGGATGGAGCCTGCGGGGTTTTTCATCCGCTACTATCTGATTCAGTTATTAAGTTTCAGTCACAATCCATACAAGAACTGTTTCCTGCAAGCGGCCCTGTAAAAACATCTGTTGTTGGCACGATTACAGACGATAAGGAAAAGCAGGCTTATAGAGTCCAGAACTATTTAAACTATTTGCTAACAGAAAAGATGACAGAGTATCGCTCTGAAACAGAGAAGATGTTGTTTTCTTTGCCTTTAGCAGGCAGTGCGTTTAGAAAAATTTACTACGATCCCGGTATGGGCAGACCCTGCAGCATGTTTGTCCCGGCTGAAGACTTTGTTGTTAGCTATGGTGCTTCTGATTTAACAACCTGTGAAAGAGCAACGCATATTATGAAGCGTTCCTCTAATGAAATTCGCAAACTTCAAGTGTCAGGGTTTTATAGAGACATAGATCTCGGGGCACCATCAAACAATGTTGATGAGATACAGGAAAAATACAACAGATTGACTGGCGATAGTGCTAGTTATGACCTTGACTCTAGACACACGATACTTGAGATTCAAGTTAACTTAGATCTTTTGGGATTTGAAGACGAAGAAAACGGCGAGCCTACCGGAATAGCCTTACCTTATGTTGTTTCTATTGATTCAGGTTCTAGAGATGTCCTGTCTATAAGAAGAAACTGGTATGAAGGAGATGATCTTAAGATTAAGCGAGAACATTTTGTTCATTACCAGTACGTTCCCGGACTAGGATTCTATGGATTTGGTTTAATCCACATGATTGGAGGATTAGCCAAGTCTGCTACCTCTTTGCTGCGCCAATTAGTAGACGCAGGTACTCTGTCCAACCTTCCGGGCGGTCTTAAGTCTAGAGGACTTAGAATTAAAGGCGACGATACGCCAATTATGCCGGGAGAATTCCGGGATGTAGACGTTCCGGGCGGTGCAATCAGGGATAACATTAGTTATTTGCCGTACAAAGAGCCAAGTAACGTTCTATATCAGTTAATGGGCGACATTGTAGAAGAAGGCAGGCGATTTGCGTCCGCAGGAGACGTAAAAGCAGCGGATATGAACGCAGAAGCGCCTGTTGGAACAACATTGGCTATACTAGAGCGGTCAATGAAGGTTATGAGTGCGATTCAGGCCCGATTACACGCTTCTATGCGGGTAGAATTGCGTATATTAAGCGGTCTTGTCCGTGATTTTGGCCCAGAAAAGTACCCATACCTGCCTGATAGCAACGATTTAGTGTCCGAGGACTTCGATGACCGTGTAGACATTATACCTGTCAGTGATCCTAACGCTGGAACGATGGCTCAAAGGATAATGCAGTACCAAGCGGCACTACAACTAGCTGCTCAAGCGCCTGAAATGTATGATATGCCATTATTGCACCGTCAAATGCTGGATATCCTAGGCATTCAGGATGCAGATAAGATTGTTCCTACAGAAAAAGACATGAAGCCTACTGATCCAGTCAGTGAGAACATGGATATTATTAACGGCAAGCCGCTTAAAGCGTTTATCTACCAAGATCACGAAGCTCATATTCAAACTCACATGAGCCTAACTGAGAACCCTCAGGTTATGGAGATTATGGGCAAGAGTCCTAACGCAAAGAAAGCAATGGCAGAAATGGCGGCGCATGTTCAAGAGCATTTAGCATTTAAGTACAGGCAAGAAGTTGAAAAAGAATTAGGTGTAGAGCTTCCTAGTCCAAA